TGTTTGCATTATACTATAAATTTGTCCAAGTCGCGCTATCTGTTGGCTTGGTAGCCCACGTTGCCACATCAATAGGCAATGGCTCGTACTTGTAACGCCCTGTCGCTGTCATACCAGATACAGCGTTGATAGACACAGAACCACCCATCTTAGCAGTACCATTAGCCGTAACACCTGACACAGCGTTAATAACTGCGCTACCAGACACCGCAAATACGCCATTAGCTGTAACAGTAGACACAGCCGTTATAGACGCTTGGCCCTGTCCTATGTCCTGTCCAGCAGCCGTTACTGTACTTACAGCAGCTACAACCGCACCAGCATTAACTAACTTTATAGCATTAGCTGTGACTGTAGAGACAGCACTTATAGTTGCTGACGCTTCACTAATATGCTGACCAGTAGCCGTTACAGTAGAAGCCGCATTAATAGCAACAGCAGCATCTACATAGGCCGCTTGCCCATAGATGTTAATGCCATAATACGCTGCTCCATAACCGTTCATATTAGGCTAGGGTAATGTCAAATTCACCTGCTTGGAAGCGGAATACGTCACCACTACCAATCGTCTTACTAGCCGTTAACGCATTTTCAGCAAGCATATTACCGCTTGTAGCCGCGTCTAATACAGCCGTATGCGTCACAGTACCCCATGAGCCAGTAGCCGTTGGAAACTCTACAGCAGCCGTATTGTCGATTGCACCAGATGATGCGGCATCAAAGGCCATAGCCTTGCGCGTGTAGCCATTACCTGAGACTTCTGTACCAGTGCCGCCTGCGCCAGTAGCAGACGTGTAAAGGCCGATATAGACGGTTGCTGGTGGTGTGTAAGCAGAATTGCGAAACGCATGGTCTAACAGTTCGTTGCGTAAAAATGTAGTAAATGCCATATTAGTAACTTCCTATCTTTAGTCTTAGGCCAGAGCCACTGGCAGTTGATTTGCTGCTTGCGCTATTAACGCGACCTACAGCAGCAGTGTACAAAGCGGCCCAAGTCTGAGCGCGTTCATCTTCCTTTAAGTACGGAGCAGAGTGTAACAATGCGCCATACAGGTAAATGTCTGGGTGATGCGTCAACAACCAATTGGTTTCAGCAGAATCGCTCAGTGTAGGTATTTTAGCGTAATACATGAGGATTGCGCTATAGGAACCATCTGGTGTGGGCATTAACTCAAACTGTGAACTGTTAAGACTGTAGTTAGTTGGTGTGCCTGTAGCATCATTCCTAGCGGCCCTAGCTGATTGCATGGTAGCCAGAGACATGAAGTTTAAACTGCTAGTGCCAGAAGTCGTTAGGTGGAAGCGTATCGTAGACAGCCAATCTGTAGGTATGCCCGTGAACTGGCTATCCACTGTAGTCTCTGCGCGAGTTTCCATGCGCCAGTGCCTAATCTCGTTGTTGATAGAAGACTCAGCCAAAGAGATGAAATCAGGTATCGTAGCCGTCAGATCGTCACGGTTCAAGAAGTTGGCAATGGATGCCTTTAACTCTGTGAATGTTGAAATAGCCATCGTGGTTCCTTTAAGTTATGGGCTATTATACCCTAAAGTATTCAGTCATACCTATTGTTAGATAATAAGCCATCAGCCTCACTAATTCCTAGCAATGATAAAAGCCCTGCTAAAGTCGTTGCTGCTGGGTTGGTAGCTAGTAAGTTATTAGTGTTTACCTGATCTGGATCAAAGGCTGCACCGTACAATGACCTAGCCCTAGATCCATCGTGCATACCAATAACTTGTCCACCTGTCTTGCTGTAGTCTTCCATCCATTCTTTAGGGTCTATGCCCATTCTTGTCAATGACTGATTTATCCTTCCAGCGCGTGGGCCAATATCAATTACATTATCAATAACAATGCCATCAGCTTGCCTTTCGTAAGCGTCCCTAGCTAGTCCATCCGTAGTCATGGTTTGGTTATCGTAAATAGGAACCTGTATATCATCATACCCAATAAATGGTGCTGATTCTGTTATTTCTTTACCGTCAGGCCCAACAACTCTTGGGTCGTTTATCTGTGACCAGTGCTGTGCAGAACCTTTATAGTCATTCCAATCTGGAGTCATTGCGCTAGTTCTCTCCATGCCCCTAGTGTCCATTAAGACAGGATATGAGGCTGGTGGAGAAACGTCACCACCTGTAGCGTAGCTTTGAGACAGGTATGGCTGCTCACCAGAAAACCATGATCCACTGCCCTCTTCTGGCATAAAAGATAGTATTCCCTTATCTGTAAACTCCATACCATCTGGGCCTTCACGCATAGCATCATTGCTGACATGATAGGCTTTATCTGTAAAATTCTGCTCAGTAGCCCTAGCCATGCGGCTGGCGTTATCCATAGGCAACTCACCAGTAACAATCTTCATTGCTGTGGTGTCTGGAAACCCTGCCTCAATTAACCTTAGTAGGCTCCTGTAAGCGTCAGGAGCAAGATCAATAGCTGCCCTACCTAAGTCTAACAAACCCTTTGCTATTGCCATTAAAACGCCTCCATTAAGCCTTGCACACCCTTCTTACCGTACTTAAAGCCAAGACCAGCAAGTGGGATAGCCGCTTCAGCAGCACCACCAATGGAGTTAAGCCAGCCTTCAAAAGAGTTACCAGCCTCACGCTGTTGTGCGCCTAGCTTCAAAGCATCAACTGAGCCTACTGGAGTAAAGTCTAGTATGCCAGAAAGTACCCTAGCCATCTCTTGCTGCTGCCTGTTTGAGTCATCACCGTACCGTAGATTAGACAGGTAATTACCTAGCTGCTCTGAGTAGGTCTGCTCGTATGGCATCATCTGGTCATCTGCGTACTGACCATAACGCTGCTCATCTGCTGCCATACGCTGCTGATCTAATGCGTCCCTCTGGGCCATTGCTGTCATCATCTCTGGGCTAATGCCTAAAACACCTGACATACTGGTTGGATCGTACTGACCAGCATCTGCTTCATTGCTACTAGCTAACGCAGCTAAAGCCGTAGCCCCTGCTGCACCTTCCCTGATTACTGCCTTGTCGTATACAGGGTGTATCTTGCCCCTAGATTTAATTTCACCAACTTTATTTCCTAACTCAAGACTTCCTTTACGGGTGGGCCTTAATCTTGGCTCAGTGGGTTTGTCAGGGTATCTTGCTAACTCAGCACCATCAGGGAACTGTGCATCTAAAGTGTAGTAATGCTTATTACCATCTTCAACAGAAATAATTGGGAAATTGCCAGCAGGATTAGGATCAAAGCCTTCTGGAACTTTAGTCCACTTCCAACCTGCCGACTTCTTAAACAAGTTAGTCTTTATTGAGCGGCCTTTATTTGGTGGTAGGCCAGTTCTCTCTTCACCAGAAACTTGGAACGTAGGCTTACCATCAGGAGATACAGATATATTAGCAGTAGCAGGGTATCTTCCAGTAACGTCAACAGGGCCATCTGGCCCACCCATCTCTAAAAACCTGCCACCAGCTACTTGATCAAAGTCGCTAAGAAATGGTTTATATTTTTTATCGGTAGGGTCAAACATCCTCTGTGGTGCAGGCATTATGTTCTTTAGCCCTCCACCAACACCAGCCTGACTGTTCATGGATGCAAGAAGACCGCCAGTGCCTATTGCCGTTGAACCAAGTACGCCAAGGTCATCTAAACGCCTTAACAAGCCCTCAGTAATGATTCCACCCTTTGCGCCCATCTGCAAAGACCTTACATCCTGTGGAGTTGGATTAAATACATCAGCAACTGGACGATTAAACCCTTTGTTCATTTCCTTTACGCTTTGTGGATTTAAGGCATAAGCTGGCACATCTTCTTTAATAGTGCCTAGTCCACGGCCTGCCATTCCATGAGTGTAAGCTGGGTGACTTACCAAACCCATAGGGGCATCAAGGTCTAATTCAGCAATGTTCTGTATTCTTGTATCTGGAGCGTTTATCTGCCCAGCTTCTGTTGTTGCTAACCTTCCTTCACCAATACTTAAACCGCCATTATTTCTGAACTTTGTGTCCAGCATATTCATTACAGCGTTACGTCCTACTTTTGGTAAAGCTTGAAAATCATTTAAAGAAGTTGGGCTGTCTATGCCCTTCCAAGACGGAATTAATTTCTTCATTTGTTTGTTAAGTAAGTCTTTTTGTTTACCCGTCATATTAGACTGAGCAAAAGACAACATAGCCTCACCATTAAACCCAGCAAAGTCTCCACCCGTTGGAGCCATTCTGTTAGGTATTAGTATGGGGTTTTGACCTGTTGTTTTTCTTAGTTTTTTACCAACATTCTTTATTCCAGAACCTGCGCCTTGAGCCTGCGCCCATGCTTCTTGGTTGTTAAACATGAATCCTTGTCCACCAAGCAAATCTATAGGCGTTTCAAGCTCAACTCCTTTGATGTGGGTAAGTAAACCTCCAGCATCACTACGGTCAGCCATGCTGGTTATAAACCCCCTACCCTCAAGATCTGCTATAGATATTGGATTGCCAGCAAAATTACCTGTTTTATTCTTTCGGGTAACAAGGTTCTGCATTCTCTCAAGCTCGCCTACCCTACCCTTACCGTACCTTTCATCTGTAAGGTGCTTGTAGATTTCTTCTACACTAAGATCATCGTAGACTTCCCTAGCAGACCTAATGGCCCCTTCAAAAGCGTCCCCAAGCAAGCCTAAACCTTTAGTAACAACAGCCATTAGATAATCACCTTACAATAAACATTGCCAAATTATATCATAACTAAGCCAAACCTTTAATACCCCTAATGATCGGGCCTTTATGTTTCTTGTTGCGCTTACCTAAGTCACCTGATGCAAACACCTGCGCCAACTGTCTAAGTGCGTCAGCAGCCTCACTGTGGCCCTCAGACTTATCTGGTATGTGTGACCATCTGCTTTCACTGTTTGACCATTTACGCCTGTATGACTTTAGATGATCTAATCCCTTGGCGCAGGTCACATCATCAATGTACAGGTACGGGAACAGGTCTGCTGTCTGCTGTATTCCCCATAGCAATTCCTGTATGCGTGGCACTATTCTCCAGCTAGATGATGGCATCAGTTCTCTGAGCATCTGCTTGGGTGACTTGTTGTTAAGCTGGCCCTGTCTCTTATGATCCGCATCATGGGGCAAATAGTGCGTGTCAAAGACCAAATCAAGCGTCTGGAGCCATTTAACAGCGTGGCTGTATGGTTCGCCCCATGCTTCGTAGAAATGGATTAGACGCAGTTCTAGGCCGATTTGCTGGCATACCCACACAGCACATCCGTCTGACGATCCGATATCCCAAAAAGTTAAACATGGATGAGTCTCCACTACAGGCATTCTACCTATGCGTCCATCAGTGTAGGCTTGGTTGATTTCACGCAGCCAGAATGCACCCTCTGGATACTCTAAGAAGTCGCCTTCCCAGACATGACCGTAAGTGTCGGGCCTACGCTTTAAATCTTCCTGACGCTCCTGTTCCAATACTTTAGGAAACCAAGGATTATCTGACCAGTTAACCTTAACCACCTTTGAATGGTCTGGAGCCTCTAAGCGTAATCGTCTATGTGTTGCGCTATCCTTTGACTCTGGATTCCATGTCACCCATACTTCTGAGCCTTCTTCACGCACCGTAGGCATGAGTTTACGCCATGCTTCTTCTGATACGCCTTCTGCCTCATCTATCCATGCAAGCAGCAGTTTGGCCTTAGATTTGATACTGTCAAGGTTATGTCGTAGGCCAGCAAACACATACTTGATGCGTCCATCCTTTGATCTGATGTATCGCTCACCTATCTC